AGTACCACAATAGTACCACTCTGGTTAGGCATATTAATAGTGCGGTCAGCCGTTGGGTCTACAATAGTAAGGGTAGTCTCATGGGCGTCAGCAGTTGCACCCTCAAAGATAATTGCATTGGCTGCTTGCATTGTAACAGTATCAACTGTAGTAGTTGTACCTGCCACAGTTAGATTAGGAACAAGTAGCTGACCTGTACTTGGGTTGTACCGCAATGCACCTGTGTCATCAAGTAATCCATTTGACTCATCGTGAAAGACTACAGGAAAGTTTGTATTTGCATTGTTGTCAGTAACTACAATACCTGCAGATGTACCTGAGAAACCAGCGGAAGTAACCGTACCAAGAGTAGCACTACCATCTTTAAAGGTAACTGTACCACCGTCTGCATTGATTTCTATGTTACCTACTACGTCTAGTATAAAGTCATCAGTAGCTGTAAGTGTATCTGCATCAAGGGTCATCTCATCTACGACTACACCAGCGTTAGCTGTAATTACACCTGTCTGCGTAGTAGTACCACTAATTTCTACATTTCCGTTAATATCAATTAATGTTGAAGTTAAATCTATTTCATCGTCAGCAGCAATGCTCATATCACCATCAGCAGTTGAACTAATGTGTATTGCAGAATCACGGAAGATTAACTTTTTATTTGTACTCAAGGTTGAGTCAGCGTTAGAAGCAAACCCTCCATTAAACACAGTAGCTGCAGTTGTAGTTAAAACGCCTGTTACTAAAGCAGTGGCAGCCATATTTACAGCCCCATCAATATCAACAACGTCTAAGTTTGTAACTCCCTCTACGTCAATATCGCCAGCGATGTCTAAGGCTGTACCTATTAATGTTTGTGTTAGTGTTACCTGACCATTAGCAGCAATAGTAATAGCATCTACATCAGATGCAGAACCAATAGTCTTACCGTCACCGATAATAATATCATCCGTAAATGTGGCAATTCCTGTAACCGCAAGTGTAGATGCCATATCAACAGCACCGTCAATGTCTACTACATCAAGGTTAGTTACACCATCAATATCTACGTTACCTGATATGTCTAAGCTTGCAGCAATTATTTCTCCGCTGGCATTTACAGCACCATTAATATCAATAGTTGTTGCTGCTATTTGTATCTCAGTGTCAGCTACAATGTCTAACTGTCCATCTGCAGAAGAGTTAATGAATAACCCTGTATCACGAAACTGTATCTTTTTATTTGTAGCTACAAGTGTATCATCAGATATGTTATCTATAGAGGCAGTATCAATGTTTGCTGTACCATCTATAAATAGATTACGCCACTCTTGACTTGCAGAACCAAGGTCATACGTATCATCATCGTCAGGTATAATGCTTGAGTCAACGTCAGCAGCAAACACAACATTGTCGGTTGCAGCGTCACCAAGAGTAATTGTACCACCATTAAAAGTAGTAGTACCTGTAACTACAAGATTACCACCAATACCTAAGTTACCTGAAATATCTACTGCACCATTCATATCAATAGTAGTAGCAGCAATCTGAATTTCTGTATCTGCTACAATATCTAGCTGTCCATCTGCACTAGAGTTAATAAATATAGCAGTGTCACGAAACTGTATTTTTTCATTAGTAGCAATAAGTACGTCATCAGAAAACTCAAAGTAGTCTTCGTCTTCCATCCATTTTAGAGTACCATCATTACTACCACCATTAAAAACAATAGATACGTCACCAGCATTTGTTCCAATAGTAAGAACATCGGTTGCTGCTAACGTAATAGGACCACCTTCACCAGCAGTACCATCGTGTGTGTGACCTGTACTAGAAGCAAAAGCAGCTAAAAGTTGATCATACTCATTATTAAAGAGGTCTGATGTAATAACATCGCCATCTGTAAAGGTTGATTGTCTTGTGTATGTAGCGCCCATTTAACGTCTTGCTCCTAATAAATACTCTAACTGAAAACCTTTAAGGGAATAAGGGGCAGATTCACCACCATCATTTATTCTTAATACAACGGAAAATCCAGAGCCTTCTACTGGTTGTCTTATAAGGGGCTGAGAAGGACCACCAAAAACAAACCTAACTGCACCACCAATAGTACTAAATACCGCTTGACCAAACTGTGCTGCTACTAAAGTAGAGTCTAAAGAGTAAGCTACAGGTCTAGTAGAGTCTGCGTTTTCGTTGTCGTACCGTACTAATAGTTCTGCATCAATAGCAGATTCAGGTTTATAGTTAATAATAACTCTTTGCATATGTTTACGTATGCCTGTATCACCAAAAGATAAGTCAGAGCTTCTATATCTTCCTAGTACTGGAGTACCATCAAAGGTGTTACCTTTTTCTTGTCTATGTATAAAGCCACTAACATCTCCATGTAGTACAATTACATCACCTGCCTTAACAAAAGTATCTGTAGAAGTAGGTTTTATGCCACGCATTTCTGAAAACTCATAGCCTTCTTCTTTCATAACACAAGTAATACCTCTTGTAATACTGTCTGCCTGACCATCTTTAGTAAAAAATATTCTGTACTGTGTCTTGTCTTGAATAACAACGCTTTCAAACAAAGCAGAGTCTTTAATATTAGCATCAAAAATAGATTGTACGTTTCTACTTATTGTTCCAAGTTCAACGTCACCAATCTTTGCTGTAGCAGCAACTGTACGTAAGCCGTCTGGTCCAAGAAACACTAAGTCACCACCAAATTCTTGTATAGTGTCACCATTCAAACAGCCAATACTTCTAGTAACTGGAGACATTGCAAAATCTGAAGAAGTGTTCCCTGTTAATTTAAATATTCTATTTTCACAAAATATAAAAAGAGAATCTCGAAATACTTTTAATCCTGTAATAGTGTCGTCTACTCTAATACTACCTGCGCCATCACCGGAAGCAAAATTATCTTCATCAAACGGTGCGCTGAATATAACTTCTTCTGGAGTAGTAGACTTACCCGCATAAAACATATGATCTTTAAAAGAAGCTATAAACTTAGACCCTACAACTGCTGTTGTAGATATGTCTACTGCGCTTAATGCTAAGTTAAAAGCTACCGGGGCATTTACACCATCAACAAATACAATTTTTTCAGTGCCATTATAATTAAAGCGTTCAAATCTATATTTAGAAGCGTCTGTTCTACCTGTATCTATTTCTGTCCAAGGAGAAGAAACAGTTACGTTAGTAAAGTGCGTACCATCTCCAGTACCTGCTGCAGCCCGTGTTACACCTGTAAATTGATTAGGGTTTACTGTAGAATTTACACCTGTATAAGTAAATTTTTCAGAGTTTATTTGAACTGTACCACTAGTTGCAAATCCAAGAACAGTGTCTACTTTAATTGTAGCTGATCCTGACATAGTTTCACTTATACTTATACCAAGAGCTAGTTCGGTAGAAACAGCAGAAAATATTTTTTGCCCCCTACAGGCTAACACTTTATTTCCGAAGTTAGCTACGCCTATTATTCTTTCAGAAGAACTAGAGGTTTGTGGTACAACTTCATTAACAAACTTACGAAAGCCATTTATTCTTCTGTAGCCACCCTCAACGTCAGGTTCAAAGTTTTCTAAAACTAAAGCTTCGCCCGGTTGCATAAGAAAAGAAGAGCGGTTTAAAACTAAACCACCTTCACAGTTAAATGCCGCTGGTTGTGCTTTTGAACTATCAACCATTAAAAAGAAATTCCAATATTATAATTGCTTGGTCTATATATAACAGTTGACCTAACGTATTCGTATTTATTTACAAGAAGACTTTGTACATTTTTTATACCTTGTTCAAAACGAACAAAGTTTGTATTGTACTGATCTAACTCTCCACGATACTGATACACAAAGGCAGCAGCACCGTCTACAATAATAGGAGAAAACCTGTCAGGAATACTAGTAACATCTCCATGTGCAGCTAAGTCACTTGGAAAAGTATAAAAGTCAAACACTAGTGTGTATTGTTTGTCGGGTAAGGGGTACAGTAAATAATTATTATCTGGAGTACGTACAATAAATTGAGGCACTCCACCATTTGTAAATAGAGCTACCTGTACACCAGTAGCGTGGGCTGCAGCAGTAGTACTATTAGCACCCCTAGTACAACCAGTAAAAGTAGTAGACGTAGTACCTGTGTAAGATACTTGCTCACCTAGTATAAAGAGAACTCCGCTAGTAGCAAAGTCTGCAGTGCTTACAACAGTAATTGTAGTAGCACTATCTGTTAAAGAACCATTTAATGTTGTTGCGTCTACTTCATCTTCTTGAATAGCAAAGCCTCTACTAATATATTCATTATAATCTAGCTTTGTAAGATTGCCCCCAGAAGTATTGAGGTCAGTATTCTTTTTTATTCTAGCTGTATTATAATCAATATGTTTAGTACTAGTAGGTACAGTATATCTAGTTGTACCGGGAACTAATGTAGATGTATTAGTTGCGTGATTAAAAGGATAACCAAATTCTTTTTGATTAATGTATCGTATGGATTCATTAACAGCATTTTGACATTGTACTTGAACACCCCTAGCGTCTGCAAAGCTAGCAGCAGTAAGAGCAACTTCATTCATACGAGTTATAACATCGTTAGTTAATGAAAGATATGTCAGGGCCATTATGTTTCCTTAAAATGCAGCAATGGGGCCAGCGCAAAGCCAGCCCCAAAGTTTAGTGTAGTGTTACAGCAAGTCACGCTGGGCTTCACCAGCCTCAGTGTGAGCAGCAGAAATATCTGCAACTACTGCATAGACACGTAAGCGTCCAGTTGCAGCGGCAGCACCAGCGATAACAACATCAATGGTATCTGCAGCACCAACAACAGCAAGT